CCAAGATCGAGCTGGTCACCTCCGACGCCGAGAGTCAGGACGGTTTCGACTCCAGTTGCACGATCATCGACGAGCTGCACCGGCAGAAGAACTCGCGGCTCTGGGACGTCTTCGAGTTCGCGGGCCGGGGCCGCGAGCAGCCCCTGTTGCTCGCCATCACCACCGCCGGCCAGGACAAGTCCTCGGTCTGCTGGCAGGAGCACGAGCGGGCCAGGAAGATCATCGACGGGACCTCGCTCGACACCACGCACCTGGCCGTGATCTTCGCGGCCGACCGCACCGACGACCTCGACGACCCGGCCACCTGGAAGAAGGCCAACCCCTCGCTCGGCCACACGCTGTCGATCGAGGACTTCGCCAACGACCTGGCCAAGGTCCGCGAGTCCCCCTCGAGGCTGAATAACTTCCTCCGGCTCCGCCTCGACATCTGGACCGAGCCCGAGACCTCGTACATCAGCCACGAGGCCTGGTCCCGCTGCGGCGGCCCGATCGACGTCGCCGCGCTCGCCGGGCGGAAATGCTTCGCCGGCCTCGACCTGTCCTCGAAGAAGGACATCACCGCCCTGGTCCTGCTCTTCGAGGGCGACGACGGCGGGATCACGCTCGTCCCCCGGTTCTGGATCCCCGAGACCCAGGCCAGGGAACGCGAGCGAGAGGACTCGATCCCCTACTCGTCCTGGGCCTCGCAGGGGCTGATCACGCTGACCCCGGGATCGGGCATCGATTACGACCTGATCGAGCTGGAGATCCTCGACCTCAACGGCCTGTACCGGATCCGCTCGATCACCTCAGACGACTGGGGCTCGGCCGAGGCGGTCTGCCAGCGGGTCGCGAAGAAGGGGATCAAGACCGGGTTCATGGGCCAGGGCTTCCGGTCGATGAGCGAGCCCACCAAGGAACTCGAACGCCTGGCGATCATCGGCAAGCTCAACCACGGCAACAACCCGATCCTCGGGTGGATGAACGGGCATGCCGCGGTCGTGTCCGACGCCGCGGCCAACGTCAAGCTCGTGAAGCCCGCGGCCAACAGCCCGAAGAAGATCGACGGCCTGATCGCGTCGATCGAGGCCCTCTTCGCCCTCCTCCTGACGAGGAAGGCGAAGCCCAACGCCTACAGCACGCGCAAGGTCGAATTCCTGTCCCGGAAGTGACGCACAAATCATGCGGCGATTCGCCAAGAAGATGAAGGGACGGCTCCGCCTCCGGTCCGGCCCGGGCGGCTCGCCGTCGACCAACGCCGGCTGGTACTACTCGGCGCTCCGGCCCAACTCCTCGGGCGTCCTGATCGACGAGGTCACCAGCCTCAACCTCGCCGCGATCTGGCGGGCGGTGACCGTCAAGGCCGGCGACCTGACCAAGCTCCCCTTAAACCTCTACGAACGCCTCGAGGGCGGCGGCCGTCGGCCCGACCCGTCGCACCGGGTCTTCGAGCTGCTCAACTATCCCAACGCCTACCAGGCCGGCCGCAAGCTCCGCCACGCGGCGATCGTCCACCTGATCCTCTGGGGCAACGCCTACCAGGAGATCATCCGCGACGAGGAGACGGGCGACCCGATCCGGCTCGAGCTGCTCGACCCCCGGTGGGTCGAGCCCAGGCGCGACGACGGCGGCCGGCTGGTCTACTGGCTGAGGGGCAAGAAGTCGCCCTGGTCGGGCAAGACCCACCTCCTGCCCGAGAACGTCCTCCACTTCACCGGCCTCTCGCTCAACGCCGACTCGGCCCTCTCGGCGATCCAGTCGATGACCGAGCCCCTCGGCATCGCCGCGGCCCTGGACAAATACGCCGGCACCTTCTGGGGCAACGGTGCGATCCCCGGCGGCGTGATCGAATGCCCGCCCGGCTGGGACGACGATGCCCGTGTCAACTTCCGCCAGTCCTGGCAGGACGAACACGGCGGGGTGACGATGGCCAACCGCACGGCCATCCTCGAGGAGGGGGCGAAATACGTCGCCACGGCGCTCAACCCCCAGCAGACCCAGATGCTCGAGGCCCGCGAGTTCTCGGTCGTCGAGATCGCCCGGATCGTCGGCGTCCCGCCCCACAAGCTCTTCGACATGAGCCATGACATCGAGCGCGGCCTCGAGGAGTCCAACCGCGACTACTTCGAGACCGACCTCGAGCCGATCTGCCTCATGATGGCCGACGAGATCGGCCTCAAGCTCCTCTGGCACGACGAGCGAAAGCGATACTACGCCGCCTTCGACATGAACAGCCTGATGCGTCCCAACGCCCTCGAGCGGGCCCAGGCCTGCGAGATCGAGATGAGGAACGGCGTCCTCACCCAGAACGAGTGGCGGGCCGACCTCGGCCGCAACCCGTTCCCCGAGGACGTCCGGCTCGTGCCGCTCAACATGAAGGCCGTCTCGGGAGAGACCGACCCCGCGCCCAACCCGGCCGACGGCGACGACAACCTCGAGCCCTCCGACCCCGAACCCCTGCCGGCCGGCGAGGCCGAGGCATCATGACCAGCAAACTCGAGTTCCGCACCCGCAAGGTCGCGATCCAGCTCCGCGACGACGACCCCGCCGCCCCGAAGCTCAAGGGCTACGCGGCGACCTTCGACAGCCCGTCGCAGGACCTCGGCGGCTTCGTCGAGATGCTCAGGCCGGGATGCTTCGCCAAGACCATCGCGTCCGACGACATCCGGGCCTTCTACAACCACTGCTACGATCACCTCCTCGGCCGGACCAAGAGCGGCACGCTCAGGCTCTGGGAAGACGAGGTCGGGCTCGCCTTCGAGATCGACCTCGACCTCTCGATCCCGCTCCACCTGTTCATCTACAAGGCCGTGAAGCGGGGCGACCTCGACGGGGTCAGCTTCGGCTTCTACGCCCTGCGTGACGAGTGGTCGGCCGACGGCAAGACCAACACGGTCCTCGAGGCCCAGCTCATCGAGATCAGCCCGGTCGTCTTCCCCGCCTATCTCAACGGCCCGGTCGTCGAGGCCCGGTCCGGCGACCGTCCCAACGCCGTGAGCCCCGACCGGCTCGCCCGCCGCCCCGCGCCCAACCCCCGCCTGCCGCGGCTCGAGAGGGCCCGGCGGATCGTACGCCTCGACGACGAGCGCTGAGCGCCCGAAGTCGATCCCAGGAGTCCCCGGGCGATCGTCCGCCAGAGGGGTCATGACCGGAGGAATCCAGCGATGACGACCCGACAAGAGACTCCCCCGACCCATGAATTCCGCCGAACTGAAGCGCCAGCGTGCCGCCCTGAAGGCCGAACGCAAGACCCTGGCCGACGCCCTCCGCGAGCGCGACCTCGACGACGCCGAGCAGTCGACCTTCGACGATCTCACCAAGAAGATCGAAGCCCTCACCAGCCGGATTGACAAGCTCGAGAAGGTCGAAGACGACGACGACCCCGTCGACGGCGACCCCGAGGCGACCCCGGCCGACGCCGACGACGACCAGGCCGAGCGCTCGAAGCCCGCGAAGAAGGGCGAGCGGCAGCTCGACTTCCCCGCCGGCAACATCGCCACCTCGAAGACCCGCAAGGACTCGCACGATTATTCGATCCGCCGGGCCATGGCGATGTACACCGAGGGCAAGACCGTCAACGGCCTCGAGGGCGAGCGGAGCCAGGAGATCGCGGTCCGGTCGGGCAACCGGCCCAACGGCTTCTTCATGCCCCACGACTTCAAGGTCCGGGGCCAGCACAGGCTCAAGCGCCGCGATTTCACCACCTCGAGCGGTGCCGGCGCCGTCGGCATCAAGGTCGAGAGCACGTTCATCGAGCTCTTGCGGAACCGGATGGTCTGCGACGAGCTGGGCGTCACGGTCACCCACAGCCTGACCGGCAAGTATGCCCGGCCCCGCCAGAGCGGCGCCTCGACGATGTACTTCATCGGCGAAGGGTCCTCGGCGACCGCCTCGAATCAGACCTTCGACCAGGTCAACTTCGTGCCGAAGACGGCCGCGATCCAGGTCAACATCAGCCGCAAGTCGCTGTTCGAAATGTCGATCAACGCGGAGACCGCCGTCGAGTCGGACATGTTGAAGGTGCTGGCGATCGGCCTCGACACCCAGGTCCTCGCCGGCACCGGTGCGGGCGCCAACCCGACCGGCGTCCTGTACGACTCGGGCGCCCAGACGCTCGCCCTGGCGGCCGACACCGGCAACGGCGCGGACATGAGCTTCGCCGACGCGCTCAACTGCGAGAACCTCGTCGCCCAGGTCAACGCCGACGGCCAGTCGATGGCCTTCGTCACGACACCCGCCGTCCGCTCGAAGCTGAAGCAAACCCCGAAGATCAACAGCGGGCAGGTCTACCCCGAGTTCGTCTGGGCCCCCGACAACACGGTCAACGGGTACCGGGCCTTCGTCACGAACGAGATGCCCAACGGCCTGACCAAGGGCACGTCGACCGGGACCCTCAACTCCC